ACTCCCCAACAGGAAGCACCACGAGTTGTTGGTTGTATGATGCGTTGACGAACGGGCCAGCAGCAGCGTACACGCTGTCACTACCCACCATGTAGATTTCCCATGTGCTTTCGCCTCCATAGGCGTCGGCCTGGAACTCTACGTTTACCCATCCTGTCTGCGCGGTAGCAAACAGTGGCATTAGCATCAACAACAAAGCTCTCATTTCTTTGATTTCTCTATGGTTCTACCAGCGAAATATGCACCAAAGGCGGTTAACATAAGTATCTCAAGCAAAGATACGTAGGAATCCTTGACGTTAAATGGCCAGTCATCCATGCTATCGGCCACCATGGTCACCATAAACATGCTCATAAGTGCGATCAAAGTCACTGGCCTGATGAGCTTTGCGAGCTTTACATCGCTACCCATATCAGCCTTCCAGCGCTCTGTTACATTCTCCTGAAACCTCACCTCTGCGTCAATCATGGCTTGAGCTTCTGCAGGGTCTACATCAGGCTCATTACCAAGAAGGTTTTTGACAATACCTAGTGCGCCTTTGTCGGGCAAAGCATCACCCATAATTGTCAGCACGTTTGGTGCCTTTGACTTAAGCCAAGCCCCAAGCTTGGTGTTTTTAATTTTTTCTTGCTTGCTCATAATACTTGTTGAATCTCATTATTAACTGTCTCTCTCTGTCTCTAATCTTCTGAGTCCTTAGAAGCCTTTCGTCATACGGTAGATCTCTTAAATCTTTTTTCTTTGACCTCAAAAACTTCAATTCCTTTAGAGTTGATCTCAATATTTTGTTGGTGCTAGAGCCAATACCCTTGTGTCTTTCCTTGTCAAAAGTATATCCTTCTTTTAGCTCCTTATAAAGAGACTCAAACTCCTGCTGGTTATCCTTAAACTTCTCCATGTCGAAGTACTTATTAGGTTGACCATAAAGGATTCTTGCCAAAGGCACATCACCCGCTTGAATTTGAATGTCTTGATCGTAAAAGAGCTTTGCCTTTAGTTGCTTGGGGAACTTAAACAAAGATCTGTTGACAAACTGTCCAGCGCCCCCTATGTAGTACTCAAACATGTACCAGAACTTATCTGGATTAAAATCTAAGCCTCCCGATTTGTACTCGCTACCTCCAGTGGCTTCATTCATCCAACTAAAGAAATCTTGCACTGACTCAGGAGACCTAAACGACAGCTCTGAATCTGGCTTTTGAGTGCCAAATGGTAGGTTTTCTCCAGTCACGGGTGATCCAAAATATGTTTCATTGACCATAACGTCAACAAAAGGCTTCATCACTGTAGGAACTGCTCCCTTTCCAACAGACTTAAACAAATCGTCGGACTGTCCAAATGACACTGGAGAGAAAGATGCCATGAATGAATTGAACAAGAACATCATTGCTTCATCAGCCTCTCGACCTCCGTATGCTGCTTCTGTCATGGCTGTTCCCATATTGGCAAATACATTAAATCCATACGGCATAGGGATCTTGAAGTAATCCTTTCCGTTAGGGCGCATAATCACTAGGTTGCGCTCTTTAACGTAGTCTGGGATTTTGTCCCAGTAGGGTGTACCGTCTTCGTCTTCGTCAGACATGGCGTACCCCAGCATCGTAAGCATTGAGCTAAACAAGCCAAGTCCAGATGCCATCCATTGTGCTGAAGTTATTCTCTGGAAAGCGTTTCTGTCTGTACCATCAGGTCTTTTTTGAGGTCTGAGGTTAATTAGAGATCGGCCAAGCCTAGCCGTACCCTGGACAGATGCGTTAAAGAACAAGTATACTGCGTTAAGGGTTGGCCCATACTCACCCTGCTTGTTAAAGTTTACAGTTATGTTCTTGGCTAGCTGAGCTGCTTTTTCTCTTGACACTCCAGACTCTCTTGCAGCGATGTAAGATGCTAGTCTTATGCTGTTTTCAAAAGCGTCATTGATTCCCTCAATAAACTCTGCAAAGTTTTTAGCCTTTCCAAGAATCTCTTGAGTCTTTGTCTTTCCATCAGTTGCCAACTCAAGCTCGCTAGCTAGTTGATCTAGTGGCTTAGCGTATGCCCATCCAGTCTTACCCCCGTCGTCCTTAAACTCCTGAAAGTATTTTTCTATTGCTGGGTCGCCGCCTCGTTGAACTGCGTTCTTTGTTAGAGTCGTAAGGGTCTGTGGAATCAACTTAAATATTCTCTTTACAGTCTTGGCACTGTTAAGCATGCCCCCTTCTATCTCGGCTTCTGCAGAGGCATTAAAAAGAGCAGATTGAATGTCACGAGAGAAGTTAGATATTACAAACTCAGGGTTTAGTGTGGTAAACGAAGCCCTTAGCCACTGTGCTGGAGCTCTCAAAGCCCTAACAAAAGCATTGCTGTGGGGAATACCCATGCCCTTTAGGTTTTGAGCGTAGCTGGGGTCGTTAAAGTATATAAACTTTTGTCTACCCCCTATTCTTACAGCAACCGCATTCGGAGAGCTTGAATCAATACCTGAGCTAGAATCTAGAATCCTCCAAACCCTTGAGTTAGGGTTTTCCTTTATTAGATTGTGCAGAGCCTGAAGGGATTCGTTTGTTCTAGCCTTGATATGGACAGATGCGTTCTGTGCTACTACCTGGGCAAGGATGTTTACTGCCTTAGACTCTCTACCTTTAGCTCTTTTGGTGGTAGGACCAAATACATTCATGCCTGCCCCTCCAGTAGGGTATGGAGACTTGACTGTTTCGTCCATTGACACACCAGACAGAGGCACGTAATTGTCAAACATGTTTTCAAAAGCATTGACCGTTTCTCTAGTTTCTAGACCATAATTTACCATGGTCTCTCTAGTGTCTTTTTGAATTTCCCTAATCATTTTTACGATTGGGTCTAGGGCCTGCTTGTTTGCTGCTTGAATTATAGCATCTGCTTCAGAGTCTGGCATACCACTACCATTTTCTACAGCGCCATTGGATCTTTCAAGGATTAAAGCATTTCTTTCCTTGGCATGCAGGGCGTACAAATATTCAGACACCTCGTCAACCTTTATGCCTGCTTTTTTCATAGCGGCTGTTATGGCGTCTACTCTTTTGTCTAGCTTGGCCAAATCCTCAGCAGCCTTTCCGTACATAAGCTCTTCTGCCATTTGGAAATCTTGACTCTTTCTAATTGGCCCTCGCTGTCTTTCAATATCAGCTTGAATATTAAAAATGTCAACATACTTATCCTGAAGCCTTCTTATCCATTTATTCTTCCATCTCTGGAAGCCAGACTCTTCTTGTTGAATAAAGGAGTTTTGATTTCTCCTGCCAGATGACAGGCTGTGATCTGTAACGACATCATCGCCAAGTGTTATCTCAGCCTCAGTGCCATATCCCAGTTGTTTCTTAGCAAACTTAACAATCTTGCCTTCAGCCTGTGCTTTTTTTGTAAATACCTTCTTTTGTGTTTTGGTTGTTTTGTCTGTGTACTTTGCTTTTGAGTAAGCGCTCTCGACAGGCACAGGCTTAGCCAAGAACTTCATTCTTTCAGCTGAGTTTGACACAATGGCATCTGGGAAAGCATCGCTTTTAGTGTCTGAAATGCTAAATGGATTGCCTTCTCCGTATGGCACTTTCATCATAGAGACTACCGATGCTCCAGGAACATCCTTCAAAGAAAGGTCTGAAAAGTTATTCTGAATGTACTCCTGTACAAGTACTCCAGATCCAGTCCCTGAAGCCCTCAGTATGTTTTCTTTTATTATTCTTCTTGCAATCCTGCCTCTGTCGTTAAATGATGTAGCAAAATCATCAAAGTTCTTTACATCACTAATGATTGACGCAAAATCTTCGGCTTCTTGCTCGCTACTTATTCCGTCTTTAAGTTTTGACGGGTCTAAACCCTTACTCATTAAGTTAAAAGCCATAGCGCCTTCTGTCCTTCTTGACCTAGACGCATTATAAATGCGAGTCAAGTCATCCTTAGACATACCCTTAAGGATCTCGTTAATTCGATCTATTCTTTCTTGACCATTAACCTCATTTACGTAATCTAAAACTATCTTAGAGAACACTGCTGGATTCCCAGGAAGAGAGGGGATATCAATAGCACCAATCGCAACAACAATAAACCCTTTGGGGTTCTTGCTTTTTTTGTCTTTTTCAATCAGGGCCGTCATTTTTCTAAAGACCCTATCTCTCATGGCTGGATTTCTGTGAGAGCTAACCACCCTCCCGCCAAAGAACTGCTCTACTTGGGTAAGTATGCCCGTGCCTACTTGCTTCCCGCTCCTGTCGTATCCAATCAAAATAGATTGGGCGCCGTTAATATCTTTAAGTTCTTGATCCGTAAAGAAAAGTTCCTCGTCAGACATATTGGGGAAGGCTTCCCTGACACTCGACTTATATGATTCAGACTGCTCGTCTGTCATAGCCCTTTGACCTCTCCTACCAGAGGAAAGCCTTACGTTTCCGTTGTTTAAAATGTCTCCCCCTTGAGCCATGAATGATGGCGTCCTTCCTGACATATTTAATATCTCAACAGCTTCAGCCTTTGAAACCTCCTCTAGGCTAAGACCTGATTCTTTAAGAAGTTGTAGATTTTCGTAAGCTATTTCAAGAACCTCGTCCTGCTCCTCTGCGGTGCGGTTGAACAACATTTCTTTTCTGAACTTGCTTAAGTAGCTAAACTTTTCGTCAGCATCTTCAATCTGATTATATTCTTCCCTGTTAAAACCAGGAACCAGAGCCATGCCTTGAAGAGGGTCTATGCCAGCCCGCTTAAGTATTTCTGCATCTCTTCCTAGATCAAATACTTTTTTCTCTTGAGCCTTTCGATCCCTAGCCTGTCTGGACTGTCTTTCCTGAGATTTTCTTATGCTTGAAAGCCTTGCATTTTCAGCTCCGTCTATTCTTACAACGTTGCCCTCTCTATCCGTTTTAGGCTTGGGTGGTTTGATCGTGTACTTCTTGCCATCCTTTATGAAATACATCTGAGTAACCCTTGCTGGTCTGCGACCATTAGAGGTCATGTGGTTGTACCAGTTTCTAAAATGAAAATAGTCGTTTACTTTAATTTTTTTGCCTCTGCTTCTTTCAAACACTGGTATAGGCTCTCCGATATCTGTGTAAGGGTCCTCGGTGTAAAAGACCTCCGTATCCTTAAGATACGTAAATTCTGACTTGCGCCTTCCGAATGACATCCTTACGGAGTCTATGTCCTGTGTGTCGTCTTGAGAAAGAACGTCTTCATCAGAAGTGCGAATGCCTTCTGCATCGGCTAGCATCTGGTCCGTCAACTCCTCAACCCTTCTGTTTTTTTCTTCCTGAGATAAACTCTGGTCAGCCATGATGTCTTTGGCTGTAACCTCTTGTATGTCAACCTGTTGAGAGGTATCGACATCTCTTCCCTCTGTAGAGGCCTTAACTCTTCTTGCAAACTCTAAGAACTCCTCGTTGTTGTTGATTGCAACATCTTTGGTGCCAGAGAACTTAGCAACCATGCTGCTAACAAGAGTTCTAAACTTGTTCAGGAATCCTGGCTTAGACTCAAAAATAGCTGGATTTTCAACATACTTCAAGAGAACACCCATAATGGCTTCTTCTTGAATAGCTGCTTCTCCCTGTTTTTTATACGTTGGGTTGTTTCTAGCAAAGACTATCTCTGATCGAATCAGCTGAGCCAACTGTCCTGAGCCCTTTGCTTGAGATGCAAGGTGATTGTATATGGCTCTACGCCCCTTGGCGTCTTTTCCAATGACGTCTCTAAATGCAGCATGTACAAACTCTTCCGTCACCTCTGAGGCATTAGCGTCAACGGGTATACTTATTACCTTGTTTACGTGATCAACAGCTCCATATCCATCAGCATCGTACAGCTCTGTGAACTTTTTCCTGCTGTATACACGGAACTTATATCCATCCTTGCTGAGCTTCTTCCCAAGAGAATTGTTAAGCCTGTTGGCTCTAATGGCTGCTCCAAGACTAATCCTTCCCTCACCCTCGCCAACTTTGCCAACATCCATAATGTCGATAAGTGTGCCTTTACCAAGATCTAAATCTTCTAAGTCAGGAGCTTTGTCTTCAGGTGTCTTTTCTTCTATTGGCTTTTCTTCTGTAGGCTTTTCTTCTGTGGGCTTCTTGGTTTTTTGTTCAGGCTTCTTCTCAGGAGCCTTTTCGTTTTGCTCACTTTCGTCAAACAAAGACAGCTGCTGGGCCTCTTCTTTTTGATCTAATGGAGCATTGTCCGCTTCAGACGGTAGATCAGCATTGTTTCTTTCAAGCTGATTAAGAGGTTGACTTTCTACTTCAGTCTCTTTTTCTGATGCGTCTTGAGCTGAAACTGACTCGTCAGTTCTTGTAAAGTCTGGCTCCGCTCCTGCCTGATTCTCAACCCTTTGTTTAGCTGCAAACAAAGTTTCATATCTTTTCTCAAGAAAACTTCTTTCTTCTTTTGAAAGGTTTTTGTCATTGAGTTTGGCTTCTGTGTAAGCCATGTCTCTGTGAATCTTAAGCAATCTTCTTCGGCTACCCTCAGACATCTTGTCAAACGCCCGCATAGATTCATCGTCAACCTGCATAAGCCTAGCGGCAAGCATCTGTTGCTCGCTTTCAAGATCTTGTCTAAACGAAGAGTTTGGATCTGCGTCCATCTTCGCTTGGTTTTCAGACATCTTTCTCCTGATGTCGTTCCTCTCTTTTAGCACTGAGTGGTGAGCCTGGAACGAAGCATATCCAGACATTGCAGATGTAGGTCCAGCACCGATAAGACCAGCTATTCCAGCGTCAAGTACGTTATACCAGTTTATATCTTTTGGGGTTCTACCAAACGCCATATCATCTAGATGGGGCAACGCTTCTTGAAGGAGGCCTATTGTAAACTCCTCAAGAAACTCACCGCCGCCTTGTTTTCCAGCAATTTTAAATCCTTCTTTTACTGCCCTCCCTTTTGTCAGCTCAGCAAGCCTTTCTTTAGATTGCTTCTTTAAATTATTTACTGATTGCTGGAATAATGATTTTCTCCCTGTAGCTAAAGCAACATCCGCTGCACTAAAAACGTCTGACAACAAAGCTTCTGCGGATCCAATCATTATAGACATGGAGGCCTTTTCTGCAAAGGTCATATCAGCTCTTCCTTCCAGCGTGTTGTAAAATCCACCTCCAGAAGTGCCGCCAAGAAACCCAAGGTTATAGCCATGTCTTGATTTGGCCGCCCTAAGTGCAGAGTTGGCAGACCTTATGCTAGCAGCTTGTGCTGCAGTTGGCGCACCCATCCCAGCTTTTAGTGCTGTTGATTGTGCCGCTTTGGCCTCCATCAAAGGAGCCTTGGTTGCGCCTATCATTCTCATATAGCCCCTAGCGTTACCAAAGGCTTCGCCCCCCTTCATAGCAAAGGCTTTACGGAATTGATCCGCAGGGACTTCTCCTGCAAACACCCCCTTTATCAATTCAACAAACCCCATCCCAGCAACATCTTTGGAAACCCCTCTTGATTGAAGTTCTAGCTGATTGGCTTTGCTGAAAATATCACTAACAACATTAGAGCCCAGCTGCATCGTAGTGAGGACCTCATCAATTACATTGTCTTCATTGTCAAACCCAAGGGCCCTATCTATCTCCATTCCAGCATCAGAGGCCATTTTTAAAGCCCCGACAGAACCTGTCGTTAGTCCAAAAACAAAATCTTGGGTGCGTCCCTTAAAAACATCGGCAGCCAAGCGCCAAACACTACCCAGGTAAGGAATGTTTTCTATTCCACTACCACCATAAAAAGCATCATATTTGTCTTTTACCTTGGCTGCTTCTTTGTCAATACGATTGTAATACCTTCCAATCTCTGAGTTCTTCCAGTTGAGATCGTTTCTTTCGTAAGCCTCCGTCAACATGTAATTAAAATCAACCTGAGACTGAGGGTTCAGAGATGATGGCAATCCAAGTGATGCGTTGATTTGATTTCTTTGATCAATAAGGTCGGACCTGTTGTTTGATAGCTTTTGTCTAACCTGCTTAAGATGGTCTTCCACTGTAAAGGCACCCGAAGCGTAACGAGGTATATCAAAACCAAGATCAGCCATGTCACCTCTAAGGCTTTCTGCTGCATCAAAGTCTTCAGCCCTCATTGCCCTTTGATATGCGGTGTTTAGTTCCGCAACTTCTACAATATTTGCTACACTCTTGTCGTTGTTTATAGACTCAGAAAGCGCGACAACGTTGTCATCGCCTCTAAGCATAGCATTTTGAAGTATGTCAGGAGCTGAAGTAGATACAGGTGACGTAGGGTCATCAATATCATATTGCTCACTTATTTGAGCTAGTTGTTGGCCAAGCTCAAAGCCCTCAGGAGTCGCCTGAGTCTCCTCTCCAGACAGCACAGTTCCACCCGAAAGCTCGGAACCTGTACCTTTTTTTTTTTGATCTTCAAAAAACTGATCCCTCTCTTCCTTTTCAGCTTCTAGTTGCTCTCTCCTTTTCTTCTCTGCTTCTATCTGCTTTCTTATCTCCTCCTGCTGCTTTAAAAATTGCTCTCTTTCGACCTCGTAGTCTGAAAGCAAATCAGCCCTTACAGACTCTCCGTCAAACCCAGAGTCAACCATAATCCCTAGGGCTTGATTTCCTCTGTACCCTGCGTTTTTAAGCCTATCTAGATATTCTCTTTGGCTGAGCTTAGGCGTAAATGAATCTTGTCCGTTCATTTTTTCTTATTTACGGTTTGATTGCAAATATAATGCTTAACGAGTAGAACCAGAGGTAGAATCCCTAACTGCAACCTCAGATAGGTTGGCAATTTGAGAGCTGTTAATGTCTTCTTCAAAAGGTCTTCTTAATGAAATCAACCTATCGGCATCATAAGCCGTGACGTTTACTTCATTTGCCTGATTGCCTCCAAGTATTTTAACGTTTCCGTTATCGTCATACCCAACAAATATTCCAACATGACGTGAATTTGGTCCTGCGCTTCCCTCTATTACAATAATGTCTCCAACTTTACCTTCTGATTTATCAACAGGCGTTCCAATAGATTCAAATCTTCTTGCTCTAATAAGGTTGTAATTGTCCTCTCCTCGAACAACATCCAGCGTGTCTGCGTGACCAGTGTCTGAAAGAATTTTAGATACAAATGCTGCACACCAAGCTCCGTTTCCTGTAGTCACATCAAGCCTTTCGGCTTCTGATTCTCCAATCCATTCTGCCATGATCTCTTGCACGACATCTTTGTTTTCAACCTCGTTAGTCCCTATAAATCTAAGGGCAAGATCAACTGGAGACATTTCAGATAGCTCTTCTGCGGGTATCTCCATTGGGGAGTTTTGCATTTCTTGGACAACAAGCTCTTCTGACTCTGGTGTTGGCGTTGTTGCCTCTGAATTTATTATTTCTTCAGCCGCTGGAGCGTTCGCAACAGCTATGTCCCTCTGTCTTTCCGATGGGTCCCTGACAACTCCTTCATCTTGCCTTTGTTCAACTTCTTCTTCTGTGGTCGGAATAACTTGAGCAGGACTTGGCTGAGTTGGCTCGACCCCAGGGCCCTGATTGCGGGCTTCTCTAACTTCCTGCCTCGTAGGCTCTTCGGCTTCAGGCGTTTCGCCCAGCTCTCGCTCCCCTCCCTGAAGGCCTCTTTCTTGCTGTGGTGATTCCTGACCTCGCCTTGGGGCTGGGGTTGGGGCATCTTCACCCCTTTGAGATGGACCCTGAGTCCTCAATACAACAGTTCCTAGATCGTTTCTTCTTCTACCGTTTCTATCAAAGAATACAACGTTGTTCCCCTCAACCCTTGGCAATATACCTACGCCCTCCTCGTTTAAGACTCTGTCTTGCAACGCATTAACCTCTTGACGCACATCCTCTGGGAGGCCTTCTTGAATCTCAGCCGCTATCTCAACGTTTCTGTCTGTAGTGGCATTGTCAGTCCCCTCCACGTACTGAGGCACACTAGTTCCAGCGTTTGGATTTTGCTCGGATAAATCTTGGAGCAAGCTCTGAGACCTTCTAGCCCTGTCGTCCCTAAGAATTGGACCCAAGTCAGGGTTTTGAGTGATGGTGTTGTATATCTCAAGCTCTTGAGTGCCAGGGGTCGGTGGCTCACCATTAAGATCCGTAAGATATATCGGCTTGTTGACAGTCCTAGACGTCTCAACCATTTGCCCCTGTGGCTCTCCATCCGAATACCCAAACTCAGGCTCCATTGTCGTTACCTCGGTACTTACCATAGCCATAAGCCTTCCGTCGGGGCTATACCCTCCTCCTACAATTTTGTATGTGCCGTCGTCACTAGGCCCAGCTACTGTACTAATAGTTCCGTCCGCATTTGTAGTCCTAGTAGTGCCAGATTGAGTAGCAAGACCAGTGTTCATAGTAATAGGACTGTTAAGCCTATTTACGTTATATGGTTGAGACGGTCCAAAGCCAGAGCCAGTATTTGTAACGTTTACGTCTTGGCCAACAGGCACTGCGTATCCGCCCCTTACTACCTTATCGCTAAAACCTTCTTCTGAGCTACTTCTTTTGCCGCTATTTGTGTAAAGACCGTCAAAACGACTCAACTCTAAAAATCTCTTTTTTCCCTCATCAACGGCAACGCTAAAGTCCTTAATCTCAGGACCCTGAGATACATTACCTTGTTGGTCTACAATTTTTTGAAACACTTTAAGGTCTCCTGTTTCGGGATCCTCTTTTGTTATAAAACTGCCGTCTCTAAAGGCTTTCTTGTCATCATCACTAAAGTGTGTGATAAGGCCTTCATCCTCAAGAGTTCCAAGAAGCTGCAATCTGTGCGCTTTTCCGTTGTCATTATCCACAAGCACGTTGTCCAAATAGTACTCCTCTGCCCTGCCCTGATTCCATGAGCCGTCTCTAAAGGCAATGGCCGACGATGTGGCGCTATCCTGAGCCCAGTTGCCCAAGGTGCCTACATCTACCGCATTAGTTCCGTATCTATAAAAATGACTGGGGTCGGCAAACCCTGTAACTTGACTAAACGGGACTCTTTCACCTGTTGTTGGGTCAATAACAGTCCAGTTGCCGTCTGGCCCTTTTTCAGCGCTACCTTCTTTAAAAACGTTATTTAAGGCCGTGTTGTGTTGAGCCGCATAATCATCAAGTCCATAGCTAAGCTCCTCTCCAACCCCTAGATCACTGTTCCTGGCGGATCTAGCATTTGGATCTGTAGCAAGCTTATTTGCCACAGCGTCTTCATCGGACATAGATTCAGCGTGTGTTTTAAACTGACCATAAAGATTTTTAAGCCCCGCTAGCTTTACTTTGGCTTGAGTAGGGTCTAGCTGCCCACTAGCAATAAGTTGAGACACCTCGTCTACTTCTTGCTGAAATATTTCTGATCCAAACTGACCTATAGCTGACAAATCATAACCTGCGGCGGTATCTATATCCGTCCGCCGCATCTCTTCAGCCTTTTCAAACCGCCGAGCCATCTCCTTGTCTCGGACGTTCATGGTGGTTGCAACCTGCGTAACCCCAGTAAGATCTGCCTTTTCTACCTTATCAAACCGCCCAGGTAGTGGTGTTCCTCCAAATAGATTAGACATCTTGCTTGTTGAATTTCTTGAGTAAAGACTTCATTTTTTTCATAAGTCCCTTAGCGTCTCCTTTATTGACAAGTCCTTCTATAGAGGTTTGTTGGTTGGGATTAAACACCAATACATTATCGGCATCGCTCACCATGGCTTCGTCACCAGTCAGCTCTGCCTCTTTAATCCCCGTCTCCTCATCAACCAAAGCCTTTTTGTTTGTCTTGTGGCTAAACTCACCGCCTGTCATGTGCACCTCTCCAGGCTTGTTGGCAAACTTGTGTTTACCTCCATCTTCGTTATTAGGCGTGTACTTCTGTTCCTCCATCATAAATGAAAACGGAGCCTGCGCCGCTGCTGCAATCGCCGCTGACTGTGCTTGAGTTTTAGCCTGTTGTGCTTGAGCCTTAGCAAGAGCCCCTGCATCCATGTCAGCAGCGCCTCTCTTAAGCTGCATAGACCCAAGAGACTGCATCATAGCCATATTTTTCTCGTCTATACCCTGTTGCGCTTTAGCCACTGCTGTGTCAGCCTTAACTTTTTGCTCCAAGCCTGCAAGCTCTGCTTTTTGAGCCCCAGCCTCTAAACGATCTAGCTGCTGAGGGATCATAGCCGCTGACCTAGGGTCTCCATACCTGCTGGCCGCCAAAGCCGACTGCATGCTAGCAGTAGCCCTTTGAGAAGCCGCATCAGAAAACTGCTCAGCCAAGATGCGCTGTTGTTCTGCAGAGTCCCTTACGTCTTGACTCAAAGAAAGATCGTAATCACCAGACTCAAATTCGCTAATCATCTTGTCGTAAAGAGATTTGCCTTTTTGTTCCTGTCTTTCAGCTGTTCTTTTTGCTTGGTTAGCCTCCCTTATCTTACCTACTTGCTGCACTCCCTGACCCACAAGCAAAGCTATAGTGACTGGATCGAGAGCTTTAGTAAGTCCTGGGTAGTCAAACCCAAGTATAATGTTGTATACAAAGTCGATCATAGTTGCAAATATACTTATTATCACTTAGAATGATCTAAGTTTGTTGGTTCATAATTAACGTTTAACGATACAACCTCATAAGGATTTGATCCAAGAAGTATCTCAGCCTGTGCATACTGCCCGCGAGGAGGTGACCCGTTGATGTTTTGAGGTGAAATCTCCAGCAAAGTATATGTTTGCTTCGGAAGATCTGATACGGTTTGGGGTGTCCCAAAATTGAGGAATGTTAAAAATTTTTTTCCAAAAAAAGTATTATAGGTCTCAGTAAATTCTCTTAAGGGGCCAAGAGATGAGTCGTTAAAACTCATTCCTGGACCAAAGTTTGTTATCTCATGATCTAAATCCCCTTCATCATTTGTTGATTGGGCTTGAAGTGAGTAAAACTTGTTGTCAGCACCCAACAAGATATACTTGCATTTCAAAAATACAGAAGATTGTTTTTGAGAAAGATTAGAATAATTTTCAATGTTCCAAAACCCCGACATTATTCGCACAACTGGTGGCCCTAATGGATTTGTTTGATTGGCTACGCATATAGCCTTTATATTGCTCCCATCAAGAAGTTTATTAGACAACCCAATGTGTCCATACATTACCCCTCCCTTGTCTTTTAATCGGCCTAGGCTAAACTGCTTATCGGGGGTGTTGTCTGAGTTAACTACAAAAGTGTTAAGGCCTTCAATATTGCTTGTTCCTTCTATAGAAAAAGATTTGTAAATCTTATTAGAAGACACCTTGTCATTGAAGGCTACAGACAACCCGCTGCCTCCAGCTGTGCCGTAAAAGTTAGTCCTTTTTGTTGAGTCAGTGGAGTTGTGCTTCCACAATAAAGAATCCTGTACGGATGAAACAATAGATGCCCCAGAAGATGGGGAGGAAAAAAACTTCCTGCCAACGCTCTTCATAAAAGAAGCAAAAAAGCTGTATCTGGTTTTCCAGTACCCACCTTTGTGACTGTATGCTATAGTTGTAGACATGTTTTTATTTTAATTACTATCCCCTTGACCTAAACCACCATCATCATCGCCTCCAACTCCATCATCATCATCATCACCACCGCCCTCGTCTCCACCTGCGTCAAAGTCCTCAAACCCAGATGCAATTACATTGGGGTCTAAGGATGGTGGGACTGAAAATGCGTCAACGGTACCCCCGAAAGAGCCGAGAAGTGCCAACAAATCACTTACCGAAACAGAAAGGTCACCATTTACGTCTGCGGCCAAGCCAGGGTTTTGAAGCAAAAAGGCATTATAAATTTGCAAGCCCTGTTCTTGAGTTAATTGCTCATCTTCAAAAAATGTTTCTATGTCTGCAAAAGTAAATGCAGCGCCAGGGGGGTTGTTAATGATGTATGTATCAACAGCGGCTTGCTCAAATCCTGCAAGAGCCTCAGGGAAGTCTTGTGGAGTAATAACGCCATCGCCATCAGTGTCCAACGCTTCAAATTGAGACTGCAGGACAGCTTCGTTGTCCGAGGTAATATCTACATTCTCTTCTCCTGCAGTGAAGCCAGCCTCGTATGCTTGGAGAATGTCCTCGGTGGAGGTGTCAGGATTAGCAGCTACTCCAGCTGTATATCCATCAAAATAAACGCTATCGTTGTCACCTGTAATATCTACAGAGTCAACGCCATCTTGGAATGCTTGAGAAACATCGACAGAATTAACTCCTTGCTCATACCCCTCCTGATAATAAGATTGAATATCTACCCCAGCTGCGCCCTCCTCCGCTGCGGCCTCTTCGAAATCAGCAAGTGCTTCTGGAAAGTCTGATGGTCCAATAACACCATCACCATCGGTGTCATAAGAATCTGCAGCAATGGCAAAACCTTCTGCAACAATCTGCTCGTAATCCTCAAAAGTGAGGTCTCCGTCGCCAGTCGCATCAAATGTCTCTAATGCCTCGGCAAGGTCAGACCCTAGTCCTTCGCCTCCTGTGGAAAGCACTCCTGCATCAAAGCCATCTGTAAACGCCTCAGCAACTAGTTCGGCATTATCGTTTGCGGCTGTTGTTAGCTCATCTACTTGCTCTTGAAGGTCTACAAGAGTCTCTGCAATAACATCAGGCGGCGGCGGGGGGTCTATTATCTCAAAGTCAAATGTAAAGTCGCTAGCTACTACATCAGCAGGCGCTACAAGGTTTGATCTAGTGGCTGCGCCTGGGGCAGCAAAAGATGTTAGAGTGTCTGTAACACTAATGATGAACTCCTGTTGGTCTGGATCAAAGCCACCCACAACCTTAAAAGCATCGCCTGCGCTCTCTGCGCTAGAAAGTATCTCCTCAAAGAAAGACCCCATGCCTTTCTCTGAAATTACATCTATACCAGCGGTAGGACTAAACCTATATACCTCTTTGTTCCTTACAGAGACAAAGTAAATAGCACCAGCGGCATTCGTTACTGATTCTGGTACGTCGGTGCCATAAGCACCCGCGTAGTATTTTTCTGACCCTAGAACCTTTGAGGTGGTTATTACAGTGTCGTTTCCAAGCGCATCAGAAAGAATGTTTCTTGATACTGGTATGCTACTGCACTTAAGCCTTTGTATGCAGAAGATGCTGTCGCTATAATTTACCAAGTAGAATATCTCTCCGTCGTTGGTCTGAAGGTCTTTAAATGGCAGTTTAGCGTCGTTAAACGAGGTGTATCTAACAATGTTAGAGTTAGAGTTGGACCTATCAGAAAACTTCATAGAGCTGCCCCTAGCGTATTTGTTGGAGCTGCCTGCAGACTCTACATTATCACCGTCTCTTACGGGCTGTTCCTTTTGAATAGCAACCCTTGGTTTTCCGTAAGGCAAAACATCAGCCCCAGGGAAAATATCAGTAAAGGCTTTAGACTCAAGGTGGAAAGACCTAAAGTTGGGTGACGTAGGCTCATCTATAGTGTTTGTTCCGTTTCCTATGAGACCTACAAAAGAGTTCGTGACTTCGTCAAAGTCTTGCATGTTTACTGCAATCTTTCTGAAATACACATCACCTTGATCCACAAGTATAGAAAGCGTCTGGTGCTTTGGGACTGCAGGAGTGGTTGTTTCTCTTACCACATTGTATGTCCCTCCAAGCTCATAGTATATTCTGCTCTCTACCTCTTTTTTCTTTTGAGGACTAAAGATCTCAAAGACACACCTTCTATTCCAGAAGTTTGTGTTGTCATATACCTCTTGAGTTGTCTGTCCCTCCGATAAAGCCCCAGCCACATCTGAAAAAGAAAATCCAGAAGCCTCAGGGTTGTCTTTTATAATTAAGAATTGACCAGTTTTAGCTGGGTGAACCTCATCACCATCAACAGTTAGCGGGTTAGAAGTTGGATCGTCACCGAGTGTAACTGTGCCTAGAACCTGAAATTCGTATGGGTCGTTAGGCCTTGGGTATACAGCATTGGCGTCGTTATTAAAGAAACTAATAATACGCAATCTATCCCCCTCAGAAAAGGTGTAGAGGTCTTTATCTCCGTCAGAGCCCACCGCACCAAAAGCCTTTGAGTAAGATATCTCGTTGTTGTGCTGCAAGTGGTTCAGAGACACATATATAACCCCGTTTTCATTATTTGAAGACTTGGGCACAAAGGCTGCTCCAGATGAGTACTGAACAAAATCAGAAACGGAGTTATTACCCCCGTAAAGGATTTTGTATGTATGGGCCCAGTCGGGAGGAGGTGTAGTGTCATCTATATTGATAACTATATTGGCTATCCCTGGGTCTGAAATTTGTCTTACAAAGTGAGATCCCAGCGGTACAGGCTCTCCTGGACGACCTCTTTCGTCGTAATAGAGTATTGCAAAGCTATGATCGCAATGTCTTTTAAAAGACCTTCCTACTGCGCTAGATGTTGTAGATGGTGTTGTAAAAGAGAAAGAAGTTCTGCCTACTTCTACTTCAGGAACAGTCCTCCCAATAATATCGGCTTTGTCTCCCTCACTAAATTGTTTGTAACTAAAGGCACCGTTAAGCACTGCAGTGGGAGAGTCACTAGTAGAACCTTCAGAAAGAAGGAATTGATCATTATTTCTTCCAGCATACTCTGTTCCGTAAAAGATTCCATACCAGTAGCTTAGACTAAGTCTTCCTCCCTGATAATTCTGCCTTATATTAACTTCCCCGTCTACAATAGAATATGGGCCTTCAAGTGCTCCAGAGTTGACATACGGGTCCTCTATTCTTAGGATATCGTTGGTTGAAAAATTCAGATACCCAATAATTTTTTCTTTGAAGATGTTTCTCCCGACCGTGCCTCGATCATCAATGAACTCGTGAGGTCCAAAAGCTTGCCCCTTAACATTTGTGTACCCAGATAAACCAGGCACAATCCTGTGATCAGAATCTATCTCAGTATTGCCCGAAACAAATAAACCGCCCTCTTCATTAACCTGTACACCCTGAAATCCACGGAACAAACCTATGTAGTCTGTAGGACCAAAGTCTGGTGCCACTTCAACATTTCCAGAGTTTATAAAACTATGAGGAAGCCCTGGGTAGTCAAACGTATTTCCTCCGTTATATTCAGCATCGCCAACTTGAGCTTCAGGATTAACCGTTATTGGACCCATTTTGTTTTCTAAAAAGAAAACATTCATATCAAGACCAGCCTCTTTTTCTGGAACCTCTGGGGTATCAAACAAGCATATACTTCTTACGGCGTCTTGATTTGCTGCATCGTCTAAAAAATCTTTGGTAAAGTAAATCCACCCTCTGCTGCCGCTACGAGTGACCCTAGGTATCATAGTAACAGTTTCTACTTGCCTTAGATTGCTTACATGAAGGCTAAACACAGGTCCAATATTTATGTCTGTGTCCGATGAAGTCTTTATGGCATTGTTTGTTTTTTGGCTATATCTTAATTGAAAAGTTGCCTGAGCTTTATTTATAGCAAAGAATCCTGAAGGAGGACAGTTTTCGGAGCCTGAGTAATTATTTTGAGTAAAACAACTCACTACAGTTCTTGCTCTTTTGTCAGAATCAGATATAAAACCATATCCGTCGCTTGAGCTCATAAGCTGGTCTATCGAAACCGTAGGTGACTGACCAGCTGCTATTTGAGCAAGCAAATCTAAAGACTCCTGATTAGTGTCTCCTATGAAAAAGTCAGCCCTTGGCTCGCCTTGAGCGTCTTGATTTCCAAAGAATTGTATCAGAACGTTTTCAATAAATGCTTTTACGTTGCTAGAGCCACTTATGTTTTCGGTAATACGAAACTTAGCCCTAAACTTCACAAACTCACTGGGAACAATAAAAGGATTAGATGCGGAGGTTCCAAACTTTATGTTTTGCACCACGAGGTCGCCGATGTTGTTGTTTGGGTTTGTAACAGTCCATGATGCGTCAAGCTGGCCAACACCAGCGTTATTTTGAAACACCATAGGGGAATGGTTTCCGAGACTATTGATGTTGTTACCCTCTATTCCTTTGTAATTTACTGAAGCGCTTTCAGAATCAGGCCTTTCATCACCTAATCCAAAGCCACAGTTTTGAAAGTTGTGAAAAGATTGAACGCTGTTGTACAGCTCAAAGTTGCCATCAGGCTCAACGGCAAAAGATATGTCGGCTATGCCTCCCTGCGGTAGCTCTGAAGGCAAGTCAGAAAGATCAAACTGATAAGAAGCCCTTCTGTTAAAAACTTTAGAGTTGTCGTCATAGCTGCTAGATGCTACTAAGTTTTCTCCAATTAAAGAAACTGTATCGCCAGAATCCTCTAAAAAACAAGGAGTTACAAGCGACTTTATTCCTATGCGTATGTCTACAAAATCTTCTGGGCGAGGGACGTCAACAGTAGAGAAGCTAGCTTTTACAGCTCCAGTATCGTACCCCTCTTCATAGTTTCCGTATATAAGCCTGTCGTTTATAACTGACTGAGCCTTAGCCTTTCTAGGCAAGGCGTCATTTAGCTTGTTCTGATCTTCTTCAGGGACACCTGTAAGTACAGAGTCGTTGTAAAAGTCAAATATGAGCTCATCAGCAGCTGCCTTTTCAGACACAGTAAAAAAGGAGCCATTGTTCCCTATCCTGACAAGAAGCCTTATTTTTTCTATGTTGCCCGTATAGTTCTCAATAGAGTTTACGGTTTTGGGTATGGTGACCCTTATAAGGTTTGCTGCCTCTAGGTTAGGGTCTGACAGAGACCCTTGAGAAAGGTATGGCGGTGGCACCGCTACATTAGAGTACGTAGAAATAGCGCTTTCTTCACCCCCTTTGTATATGCACTGATACGCAAATTGAAAACCCTCTACAGATCTAAAGTTTACGGACTTACCTGAGTCAGCTGTAAACTCCCATGTTGGCGGGTGCATAGGCGTCTTCGGGCAGGCCGTTATAAAGTCTATCTTTTTTGCAGCGCTGTCCCCGCTTGCTGGAGCTATACCAGCCTTAAGAGAAAGTTTTTTGGGCTCGGTGCGACCATCAGTAAAATACAGTATGATGCTTCCGTCGCTATGGTATACTATATCCCCCTTTACAAAATCGTCATGAAGAAACTGAAAATGCTCCGAGGTGTATACAGCTTCAAAAGAATCTGATGATGTAACCTTGTAAACTCCCTGTTTGCCTGCATTTGTGCAAAAAACAAAAACATAGACTTCTGCGTTTACCTCATCGGAAACGCTACCAACAACCCTAAAAGACTCTCCAGCCCCAATAAGAGCAACATCCTGACCCAAGGCATCATTACCCTTTACTGGCTTTATAACACCTGCATCACCTGTGCCAGAATTAGAAGCTGTCTCTGCATCAAAATCATCAATAGAGATATTGATGGCATTGTACATCTCCGTCTTGTCTAGAAGCCTTGCATCTTTTGATCTATTAAGCTTCCTTGGGATTATCTTATCTATCATCAGTACTTAGGTGCCAGTATAAAGTTCTTTCGAATAGTTTTCAGTGCCTCCTCTTTAGTGAAGTTACTGAGTCTAGCTTTAGCTAGTCTGCGATCGTTATAATATTCGCGTCTAGCTCTGGCCTTTTCGTTTGCTGGGACCGTTGACTTTCTTTCACAAAGTTTGTAGTACATATAACTCCTTAGGGCCTCCTCAGCATACACGTGTATTACTGGATTGGTAGACCTAGCTTCATCAGCTACATACTCTAAAACAAGCTCGGTAGACCCTGAATCAGTATCCACCTCAATTCTATTTTGGTCAAGGTTTATCCTATACTCTCCAGAAAGGTGACCACCACCAAGGCCGTACATCCTGCCTATGCCCCCTTGAAACAAATAATTTTCAAAGATAAAATAATCTAGATCACTGCTGCCGCTAGTAGATCCATCAGTAGCTCCTTTGTCGTCTTCCCTATCAAGGATAATATTAGACGGTATACTAAGAGGCCCCGTAGAGCTATCAGAACTGCCAGTTGTGTTTTTCCTTGAGTAGTTTAGGTTTTTATTCTGACCCAAAACCCTTAAGACGCCATTATCGTCCACAATTCCGATCTTTAATAGATCCACATAGTCCTCTGGCAACGTAACGGTTCCGTTAGCCTGAATAGTCCTTTTGATGGATCGTATTCTGCTACTCACGTCAAAGCCAAACTCCCTAATACCACGAAGAGCAATATTCCTAATAGCCGTGTCAGAGACATTGCTGGTGTAATCATCGCTGTCCATTGTCACAATAAAGTCATCAATCAGCTGACGAAGAGAGACAAAGTTCATCGTCTCACTGTTGGTTGCGCTACCAGATCTTGACCCGCTGTATGTTACGTCTTCAAATGCCATTAGTTGTTTGTTGTTTCAGCAACACCGTACTGCGTTAATACATCGTCTCTCAATCTCACTCCTATCATTCTTACAATCTCCCCGACAAGCTCTCTTAAGTAATGTGGTGGAAGCTCAAAGTCTACAGAGCCTGCTTGGTTCTCTATTATGAACCCATCAGAAATTTCTGATACCGTATAAATAGGCGTTTCAGGCAATCTGTAATATTTGATATTTATATCAGAAGATATAGTTTGAGGAAAGATGTCAATGTTATCTCCATCAATAAGGGCCACAGGAAAATCTTCGGTAGGGGTAGACAGGTTGCTGTTTAAGACCCGCTTTGCTTTTTCTGCATCATATATGATCTCAACAGATGTGTTGGTATCAAATACATTCATGCTTATAATCCTTGAAAGATCAGAGGGTTTTAAAACACTAGCTACTGATTCTTTAAGAAGAAGAACTGCAAGTCCATCTGCATCAAAAAGAAGATTTCCGTTTGCATCTGTAGCTTGAATAGGACCTCCTTCTGCATTAAGAACCAAATCGTCGGGGGTTAGAGTTCCATCTTCCCCAAGCTCCTCCTGACCTACATTTAGGAGGTGGGTTCTTATGAAGTGAGACAGATCCTCCTCGACCATCTTGTAGGCCGACTTATCCCTGCCTGCGTCGCTCCCAGAACGTCTCAATCGTGTAGCTAGCTTTAGCTCATTAAACATCTCATTATAGACGTTAAGCTGAGCCACCTCTGCGAGTGTATTAAATACTGCAGGAGTAACAAAGCCTTTCTGGTCTTTGTTGCAAAGATCTCTCACAATGCTGTATACCACTCCTATTCTTACCATGCTGTAAATATACAAACAAAAAAAAGAGGCCCCGAAGGGCCTCTCTTTACGACAAGCGCTCTAGGCGCTCCTCCAGACTCGATAGTACCGAGGCTCCTTTTTCTGTCAAACAGAACCTAGTCATGACGTCCATTGCGTCCTGACCAACAGGAATAGATACAATCAGGCTGTTGCTGTCAAACCAGTACACCCCGTCTCTTTTGATCTTGATGATCTGGTAGTCGGCAGCTTGCTGGATGTAGCTTCTAGCCATAACCTGAGGGGAGTCAAACGACTCCAAGAAGTCTTGTGGGTTCTTCTTTGCAATACGCAACAGGTTGTAGCGGATCTCAGATACAGGAGCGTTGATGTTTACGTTGAAGTAGATAGCCACTGGGAGCAGCTCAGACACCTCCGAGTCTCTTACTTTGTCTACAGCCTCGCTTACAGCAAACTCTCTTCTAAGCTCCTGCTCAGCCTCTACCTTCTTGTTGACCTCCTTGAAGAGGCCACCGCCTTTGGCGATATTCAAAGGGTGGGCCTCAAGGAACAGGCGCAGGTTGGGCTTGTTCTTAGGGACGAAGATTCTGCCCTCGTTAAAGATGACAGCCTCTCTGCGAGCGTTGTCGCTTTGCTCATCTACGAAGATAGATGGCTCGTTGGGGCAGTAACGAATCTCCCGAACAGAGTCCTTCTCTTCGTCATACACGGTGACACCCTTTTGAGGTAGCATAAACACGACACCTCCGTTGCGAGGAATCTCAAATTCTTTGTTTGTGTTTACTGTCTCCTTGCGTCTGATAGCTGGCTTCTTAGGCTTAGCTGGAGGCGCTTGAGTGGTTGGTACGGGAGGTATGTTAGCCTCTACTGTTTCGGCCTTTTTGGGGCGGCCTGCCCGTCTTTTTGTAGCTTGTTCAGCCATGGTAAATTAAATTAAGGTTTGTTATAGAGTGTAAAAAGATCTTGTGCTAGCTTAGATGCAAAGTCTGTGCCTGGGTCTGAATTTATGACTCCAAAACGAGCGATGCTTTGTTTGCTGAGCGTAGCCAAACCTGCAGCAAGGTCTCCTGAAGTTCCAAGCCTTTCTATCGTAAGGGGCCCCTCAAGAGGTCCAGATTTTGAGGTGGTAGAAAATGAGCTTGTCTCTGAAGCCAATAGCTCTGCAATAATTTCCCCAGACCTGCCGTAAACAAAGATGTTGTTGAACTCGTCTCTCCTGACAACAAGAACGTGACATGGTATGTCGTCTGGACTGGCGGATCCAACAGACATCTGTTGAGGGAAATCTACTGATGTAGCTGATGTAGCTGGCATAGGGGTGCCTGATCCAGCATGCCTGATGCTAATTAGATTTTTTACTCTTTGAGTGAGGGACGGTTTGTCATCTGCGGCTCTATCCTCAAGGAGTTTTCCGCTAGGCCCCATAGTCTCTCCAGCTGCATCTCCGTACATGATCTGGCCGTAATCGTTGTGTAGGCCTGCAGAAGTGTATTGAGTGGAGAATACGATGTACAAGATGTATTCTTCTTGAGCCCTGAAGGTAGGGACCACCATGTGCTCGGCGGTCAAGAACGTTACAGACTTTGTATTAAGACCTATGTCAGAAGAAGCTGGATCGTTGCAAGCAGGAGTGCTTACGACACTGCTGATGTCGTAAGCCCCCGACCCTGTACCAGCGTTGGCCCAAGAAGAAACAGTGTCTGTGTTAGCGAATCCTGCAAGGCCTTCATGGTTGAAGTCTATAGTAGGCAACTTCCCAAAGAAGTTAATACCAGCTATCGTGTTCTGGAACTGTGAGGCTTCGTCTCCTACCGAGATATCTCCACTTACTGTATCTACGGCCAGGGTGGGGACAATGGTTTTTGTTTTTACCTCCGCGTTAAACTTAGAGGACGTAGAGTTCCCGCCTACGTTGTCGAACCTCATGACGCTTCTGCCAGAGGGGTTTGAGATGAAGTTTACTATCTGCTCTAGAAGATCGGTCTCATCGCCAACATTGCAAGCAACCTCGATCTTAGTCTTAGGCAAGGACTCCCCTTCTTTAAGGAAGGTAGTCTCAAATGCAGATGATTCGTTGAATGTGATGACGACAGCCCCTAGCTTGGTAGTAAGCAGGGATACGTTATCAGCTGGCATTGATATCGTAGAGATACCAAAACCAGAGTTAGATGTATCATTCCCAGAGGATTGAGACTCCTTTTCTGTTCTAAACAAGAAGAACTTTTTCATTGCATTAAAGATACCGCAAATATAGTAAAAAGAAAAAGGCCCCCACAGGAGCCTTTCTCGTGAATATATTACAAGTATCAGCTATTGTTGATTACCAAGAAGTGAATCTTGCTTGCAGTTGCAGACGTATTCCCGCTTGAGTGTGGATTCACCAAACTTATTTTAAAGCTTCCTCCTGCGATTGTATGAACAGCAGCAGCAAGTTGAACATTGTTAGTTGTGTTTTCATCTTGCACCGTTATCAGAATTACTGAATCAGCCTGAACTGTTGAATTAGTTACTGTAAATTCAGCATTTGTTGTAGCATTAAGAACAGCCGCTGCTAGTTGTATTACGCCAGACGTAGCATTGATTTCTACAGCCGTAGTATGATTCGACGCTTGAGTTACAGTCCCTGAATTGGTATGAATAATACCATGATCAGCAGCAGTAATAACAAAGTCACCATTGGTGGCGACAAAGTTACCAGAACTAGCGGTAATCCCACCCGAAGCACCTGTCACGTTGTGAGTAATGCCTGTAACAGAAGTAATGTTAGCGTCAATGTAAGCGCTGTTAACGTCATCTGCAATAACAACTACAGACTCTCTTGCGAGAGAAATAGCGTTACCAATAGATGTCATTACAGTCTTGGCAGTGCCACTAGCAACATCAATAGTAACTTGGCTGACTTCACCTGTGCTTCCATTCATGTCCTCAAAGTTGAGAACAATAGTGTCGGCGTCGGAGTCGTCTATACCAAGCAAGCGATCTGAAGGCACAATGTATTGTGCGGTAGCAGAATCGGCAAAATATAGATACTTCATTCTATTAGTTCAAGTGAGTGAACACAAAGTTCAGCTCAATTTCATTATCTCCAGTAACGGTTTGGTCTGCGCAAATTGTAGTGAAGAAAATTGTTCTATTAGAGTCAGTGTATCCTCCAGCAGCAGCAGCGGCAGTGTGGTCGTTAGAAGTTTCAGCAGAAGTTGCAGTAACAGAGTTAGCGCCATCCTTGCCCTTCAAAAGGAAGAATACAGAGTTGGCAGCAATCGCAGTTCCTCCATCGAGAAAACCATCTACATTTTTGCAGATCTGATCTCCAGATGTGACAGTGCCAATTTCAAACCCGACATCATCGGCAGAACCAATGGTAACATTACCGATAAATCTGCAGATAACATCACTCAAAATAGTCCCAGCTGGTTGATCAACTTCAATCACAACCTCAGAAGCTTGAACAAAAGCATCTTTTACAACAACTCTTTTTGCTGCCGTAACAGCTCCAGACCCGTATTTATATGTAGCCATAATAGTTGTTTTATGAAGCTTGAGAGGAGGCCCATTGCCCCCTCTCTCACTTCAGGTTAATTATCCCTTGATCAAAACGTGCTGGTTAGCAGCGCGAGTCAACAAACAAGCTTCAGAGCGGTAGTGGAACGTAGCAACGTCCTTACCTGAATCACCGTTGTTTGTGTGGCCCATAACACCACCACCAGTCACCCAGTGCTCCATCTCTCTGCTGTAGCCATTAGAAGCCTTGTACTTCATCTCCAATGCAGGAGCCTTGACGCCAGTACGGGCATCAGCAACAGTAGTCAATGGGCACATAACACCTTGAAACTTGTTTGTGGCGCCCAAGAGCGTAGGATCATTCAACAATTTCCAATCGTGCTTGTGGAATGTATATCCACCTCTAGTGAAAGACTTAAAGCCCAACTTGACAGCCATGTCAGCATCGTTGTTAAACGCACCGAACTGACCAGCCAAACCAGCAGTCACACCAGTAGCGATACCTCCAGCCAACATGTCGTCGATAGCGAGGTCTTGCTTTCTGTTCAAGTACATAGCGTACTCGGCAGGAGCGCCTTGCTTGTCCAACTCCAAGATGATATCATCAAACTCAGCGAAAGAGTCGAGAGGGTTAGCGTTAGCATTGCTAACCTGGATGCCTCTAGCTTCGAGAGCTGTGATGTAACCTTCAGATCCAGCGATTTGACCATCTCCGCTAGCAGAAGCAGCGTCGAAAGAGCCTCCGAGGTCCATAGTGACACCTGCGCCATCAAACTTTTCACCAAACAAAAGGATCATTTCTCTCTTGTCCATAAAGCGCTTGCGAGCCTCTTGCTCTCCGTACATGAACCATCTGTAATCACCGTTGCCGATATTTACATATCCGATGTTAGTAGCTTGAGATCCATTGACCTGGAAACGATCCTTGACGATAGCGTAAGAATTGATTCTTCTGATAACGTCTGGGTTAGAGAAGTTGGTAGGCTGATCGCTACCCTGAGCATGCATGTTGCCCAAGTGGATGAACGTACCACCACCAGAAGTGTCAACCTCATTTGTGCCAGAGCAAGTAGCTCCGTCAAGTCTTACAAAGCTGTAATCACCTGATTCAGAACCGCCAAAGTCGTTTACGATCAAACGTACACCAGTGACGGAATCCATGACCACATCACCTTTTTCAAGAACTGCTCCAGTAGGAGTAGAGATAGATCCAGCTGTTGTGGTATGAGTCAAGTTGGCGGCGGGCAAGTTAAGACCAGCTCCAGTGGCAGCGCCTGAATCGAGTGCGATATCACCAGTGTATGCAAAAGTCTTGTGGCGTCTGCCTGCTTCGTAAAATTCGACCTGGTCTGAAGCACCTGCTGAGGTGACAGCGCCAGTCATTTGAAGGAATCCAGTGATGCCTTGGTCTCCGTAGGCTTCGACCAAAAGTTCACTTACGTCGGGCTTTCCGAGCTCGTTTGAGGATGCTGCTGCAGCGTTCAAAAGATCGCCGAGAGCGGTGTATTTGTCTGGTGACGTTTGGACATTATATCCAGCTACGTCTACGCCAGAACTTGGTTGTGCGGCTGTTGCCATAATTTCTTAGTTTTTAGATTTTAAAAGTCATTTTACCCTTTTGACTGCCCATGATTTGTTTTAGTTGGGAAGTCAAGGGGTTTGATTGGGGCATCCCCGCCTCCGTAGGAGTCTGAGACTGTACGTTAGCTGCCTTGTCTACCAGAGTGCGCTGACCGTCGCCCAACCCCTGCTTGTATGCAGAAGCTACAATAGCGTCGATGTTGTCAACTACAGCCCTGTGAGAAGAAAGCTTATCGTAGTCCCAGTTTCCGTCATCGTTGACGTAGGAGTCGAAGTACTCGTCGAGACGAGCATTCTTTTCTTTGAGTTGAGACTTGTATGAATCCTCAAGACCGAAAGTAAAGTTTTTATCACCGCCCAGGTCGAACTCCAACCCAGTCATCTGATCTACTTCACTTGACATCTTAGAGACCCATGCCTCATCTACAATAGACTCAACTTGATTTGATCTAGCCTCAGGTGCTTGATAGTTAGATCGGAGCTCCTCGATCTTTTGTCTTGCACCCTGAGCGTCAACCTTAAGTTGAATCTGGGCAAGGCGAACTTCGTCCTCACTATTGAGGTCTGGGTCCGCCTTATATTTGCTCTGAACCAACGTATCGAGTTCTTCCGCCGAAAGGCCTGAGTACTCGCTAGCCATGCTAACGCGAATCGCTGTCATATCATCCATCTCGGATGGGTTGAGCGATTGATACGCAAACCAATCTTCTGGGCCTCTACCTGTCTCTTCTACAAAACGGGAGATAGCTTCGATACGCTCATCTAGAGCATTTTGTTGTGGAGCACTAAAGTCATCAAACGAACCCACTTCTCTACCGAGCCGCTCGCTCATGTATGAAAGAACTGCTTGTTCGTAATCAGACTCAGAGTACTCCTCTGTTTCTTGTGTTGGTGCAGCCTCAGGGTCTACGTATGCAGACTCCTCGTATTGCTGCTGTACAGCTGGCTCTGGTGCTGACTCCGTTACGGGTTCAGCAACTGGCTCAGTTGTTTCAGGTTGTGTTTCGGCCTGTGGTTGCTGTTCAGCATTCATAGACGCAGAAAGGTCCTCGACGTTGTCGAAGACCTCGAAGCCTTGGGCTCCAGATGGTTGATTTTCCATTTATATTAAATTGTTTTATTATCCAAAGAACGCTATAACTTTCCCGTCATTACCATCGTCAGCAGCCTGTATTTCAATCTTAGATACATTGATATACGCGCTTTCTCCAGCAGCAAGGGAAAGTATTTGCTTTCTGGTAGCAACCTTTAGTGCATAGACGCCAGCAGCCAACTGCAAATCATCTTCAGCTACAGTAATTGTAATTACTATGCCTGTATCTGTGGTAGCCTCATTAACGTATGAGAAGGTAATAACGTCACCTTCTTCGAGCCCTGCTCCTTCAGCGTTGACGAGAATGGCGGTAATGTCTCCATCACCATCCGTAGTAATGCCATCAAAAGAAGGCGCGGTAACTCCAGGAGCAGCAGACCCATTTCGAGTAACAGTTACCGTACCGCTAGTTCCACCACTAGATTCGCTCGCCGTCAGCCCCAGAACCAAATTGCTTACAGAGTTTATAATGCTTTGGTTTTCATCAAGTTTACCAGTATTTCCAGGTGCATGAACGTCGCTTCTGTCATCCCCGTCCTCAGCAATAAATCTAAGAACCTCGTTTTCTGGAGCAAAAATATTTACGGCAGTGTCGTGAAGGCTATGAATAGCCTGCCATCTTGCTCCTCCAGGAGGAGAGATAAGCGTATCAGCAACACCAGTAAGGCTTTCGTCTAGTTCAACAAGGTTGCCTGCGTACTGTGGCGGTATGTATATCTTAATAGCCATGTCTTAGTTATTAGGTTCCTCCGTAAGGATTAGCCGAGTTATCGTCTCCGAATACACCGTATTCAATCATAGTGTCTACCCTAGTAGCATATACTTCATGCTTCTTGTCTGGGGCGAGAGGTATGAAAGCAAACTGACCTCCACCGATCTTGGCTACTAGACCTGTGTCAGTATCGTTGTGAACGTAGATGTAGCTTTCAAGCTCTGTCTCAAGATTCTTGATATACAGATAGGCTCTTTCGGAACATTGGTTAGCGATGTAAACAGCCAGATCGTTAGTGTCTGCAGCTGTACCTTTTACCTTAGCCCTGATCAAAGACCCAGAGTCTACAACAAGGTTAGAGGTTACAGAAACACTTAACGGGCTGCTGAGAACACCAGCACTCGAAAGGCTCAATGTTGCTCTTACGCTAGCCATTACTCGTCAATAAATAGAGCGTATTCCAATGTCAAAGCAGTAGAAACGCTTGGAGTAATCTTAATGTCGTTAGTGTCAGCGTTGGCCTCCCATGGGAAGAAAGCCCAGTCGCCTGCGTAAAGCTTACCCATCTGCTCAGAGTTGATTTCAATAACGAAATGCTCAGTAGCGACAGTGCTTGTGTTCTTCAAGTAGATCTTGTGAGAACCGTTAGCGTAAGCATCTCCATCAAACAAAATGTATTGAGCAGTTGAAGAAGTGGTTTTTCTACCAACCCCACTTGTTTGGGTGAGACCAGTCAAGGTCCCAGCCTTCGTCAAGGTTGTAGTAGAAGACAAAGCCAAAGCATCCCCAGTAAGGTCTGAGCTGGACAGAGTAATAGTTGCGTTTGTTGTAGCCATCTTTATTGGTTGTTATATGCCGCAAATATAGGCATTATTTCTTTTTCTTTTTCTTGCCCTTACCAGCTCTAATCTTAGCGGCTTCACGCTTTCCGAAGGCAGACTTCACACGAGCCATAGCCCAGGCATGCTGAGACACCTTGGGCCTGTTGCCAGAGCTCATGTAGGCAGCAAGGCCTCTGCGGTAAACTTCTTTTTGTGCGGCAGACAATCCAGCCATACCACCTTTCTTCATAATCTTCATAGTGCGTCTCTTTCTTTCATAAGCGCATCTAAGTTTTTTGGGTACGGCTTACCTTTTTTGTATATAGCGGCTATCTGCTTGATAAGCTCTGCTCTGCGTCCAGGGTTCTTACTACCCTTCAGATATTTCTTGTTGATCTTCATCCGTGAGAAGCTATTTTAAATTTAGCTTTTGCAACAGCTCCTGGGTGAGGCTTGTAGTCTCCCTTCATCAGAAAGTATCTTCCGCGCTCTTCCATCCAGTGGAATCCTTTGGGGGGTTCAACCATCTGCGTCTTAGACGACACTTTAAGCTTTCCTCCCTTATTGTACTTGACGGTGTTCATTACCACTTTACTTTGTTTGCCCAGTACGCAGCACTGCTAGGACCTTTGGCGATGTTCTTTCTATGACGAGACTTAAACGACTTTCTTTTAGCTTTCATCTTTGCAGACTCCCCAGCCTTGGGCTTGCCAGCTGTACTAGCGCCCTTTTCTCCAAACCTAATAATCTTAATCCTTCCTCCGACTCTTACGGCTACGACGTGAGACTTCTTTCCAGATGCAGACCTCTTAGGCTTACTTAAGCCAGACAGACCGTACCTCTTTAGTTTCTTTTTATCGCTTGCGCTTAATGCCATAATGCGAATATAGTAATTATGTAAGTGTCAAAGTGATCGACTTTGAGTCTCGACCATTGACTGCAGTCAGCGTTATCTGAAAGGGTCCACCTCTGGAAGCCTGAGTCAAATCTCCAAACGATAAGGTGGTGTTGGATCCGATCCCCACCAGTTTAGTATCACCTGCCAGAGCGGTAGATGAGCTTGTGCCTAACGACATGCTAGTTTTAGATGTGTTCGCGGTGATAGCGCTTGATTGACTAGATGTAATTCCAGTCTTGGCTTTGTTCAATGCAATCTCAGTTCTCAGATAATCTAACTCGTCCTGCATCTTCTGTATCTGATAGATCATTGCAGCCTCTGCTTCAAAATCCAGAACCTCAAGGTGCTTGCCGTTATCAAAGTTTGCTTTGATTCTTGCCAAGTTATCGCCAGTCTTGTCGTGTATTGGCTCGTGTTTTCTTGTAGTTAATGACATGTTATACTGCTGCTATTGTTACGTAACCACCGTGAATCTCATTGCCTGAAGCATTGGCAACTTGTAGAAGTAAATAATTAGTTGCGGAGCTAGTGACATCTGTTATGTTGATCTCTGTGCCTACGTTACCAGTGCCTTTGCTAACACCCGTCTTGGAATCAATTTGAAACTCCCAGCACTCAACCGCGTCTGTGGCAGACCCATTTATCTTAACATGTGTTGCCTTAAATCCCGTAGGTATTGGAATTGATACATATAGCAGGTTAGAAGAAAACGACTCTACAAACAGCTCCTCTGAAGCAACACCAGTATCATCTATCATGGCTGGTCGGCCACCGTCGCTAGGTATAAAATCTCTAGGCAGTATTTTGATTCTTGAAGTCGAACCATGCCAACCGTCCGCACCACCACCAACCGCTGCAATACGATCGTTGATAGCTGCTGATGTCATAAGGTGACTGTCAGAATCTACAAACTCACCAGCTAGGTCTATATCGTCAACAAGGTGATTGCCAACTGAAATACCTGAAGTAGCCTTGAGAACACCCGCTACAGTGGTTATAGATGACGTTCCACTCCCAATGTTTACATCAATCTCATCTTCAGCATCTCCGTCTACAAGCTCAAGGCCAATCGTCATTTCTCCATCATGAGAAGCAACCTGCAGTCCCAAATGACCGCCCTCTTGTCCGTCAGTTGTCTCTGCTATTTTTCCAAATATTTGAGCGTAAGCAGTAGCGTTCTGACCAGAGTCTTCTCCTTCCCACCTGACAACACCCAAGGTGTCACCGTCCGCTGGAGCAGCCCCTCTATCTTTTATGAAAACAAATCTTTGACCTCCAGTGACGTTTGCTTCAGATTTAAGTTCAATTCTAGGGTAACCTCCTGTGGAGCTTGTTAGCTGCAGCGTATCGGCAGTTGCGTCATAAGTAAGGGCAGACTCTGCCTGTATAGCAGAAGTAGAGTTCCCAGTAAGTACAGCATTAGAGGTAAACGATGTAGCGCCTGTACCCCCCTTTGAAACTGGGACCTCATCAGAGAGCGTAGATCCAGCAGCAGTAACCGTGATAGGTGCAGTGCCGTCAAAGTTTACTCCGTTGATTGCTCTGGCTGTTGCAAGTGCTGTAGCTGTTGCAGCATTGTTTAATAGATTTCCACTGTTATCTAGTGTGGCTGTACTACCCATAGTGAGTGTACCAGCTACAGTAGTTACTGAAGAAGCTCCTAATCCAACAGCAACATCTATTTCATCATTTACACTACCCCCAGTTAAAGTAAGTCCAACTCCTAAATCATCATCATGATTAGCAACGGAAAACTCCAATATGCCAGACTCTTCACCATCTGTTGCGACGTCAACTTTACCTTGAATTTGAGCGTAAGTTTGTTGTGGTACGTCTTGGTCAGCGTTATCACCAATAAATCTAACTCTACCTAATACATCACCACTTGCACCTGCGTCACCTTCATCTGTAATAAAATCCAATGATCCGCCGATGTGAGCAGCTCCACCTGTACTTTTTATTAGAATCTGGGGCTTGCTAGCATCACCATCTGTTAATGTAAGTTGCCCAGCATTAAAAGTTAAGTCTGATTCAGATACAATAGATGATGTTCCATTACCCGTAAGAAGTGAGTTTGATGTAAGAGAAGTAGCGCCCGTGCCGCCTTTTGAAACAGGCACTGTATCTGAAAGCGTAGAGCCAGCAGCAGTAACTGTTATAGGTGCGGTACCGTCGAAGTCTACCCCGTTAATAGCTCTTGCCGTAGCAAGCGCCGTAGCTGTTCCAGCATTACCTGTGGTGCTTAGATCTGAAGCAACGACGAAATCCATATTGCCGCTATCGTCATCATAGGTGACTGCAATGTTTGTCTTTGTTCCTCCTGTCGCAACAAGCGGCCCAGCAATATCCTGAACCTGCTCGGTGCTTAGCTGAGTGTTTGTATCAGCAGAAGCAATCGTAACTGTATCGCTTGATGCGTTTGTCGTAATGGTTACGTTAGACCCAGCAGCAAGAGTGAGGGTGTCATCTACTCCATCAGCAACCACATTGTCCTGACCAGATACAGCTAGTGTAGTAAAGGCATTGGGTGAGGTGCCATCAGACCCAGCGGCTCCTGTAGCCCCCGTTGCTCCTGTGGCTCCTGTAACACCAGTGTCACCCTTGTCTCCCTTAGGTCCTTTTGAAAGAACATCCAAAGCACTAACAGAGGGAGATGTAATAGATACAGAGTTTGTCGTAGTAGCAAAAGAAGTCTGGGTAGAACCAGAAACACTTACACTGACTGATGTTCCAGTTGTTGTATTTACTGTTAAAGACATTATATATCTAGGTTAGAAATATCGTCATTAACAATAAACCTTCCTTCTAGAATAGTAGTAGAAACTTCATTTACAATTTGCTGTATATCATAAAGATATCTTCCTGAACTAACCTTAGACATAATATCGCTTGAAGCAGAAAATGTAGCATTACCGCTGTCGTCAACAGTAACACTAAAGTTTATAGAATTTCCATCCTTTACCCCCGACTTGCCTTTTGAAGCTGTGCCGATAATCAAAGCTCTTTGTTTAGATGTAGATATTTTTTTGCCTCTTACCTGCATCAAAAACTCATACCCGCTTGTACTGAGGGTAATAACATTTCCTGAAGAGTCCTTTAATACAAGGCCAAGGTTAAACGTGTCACCTTTTTTACAGGTGATATCAAGTTTCTCTGAAACGTCTAGATTTATCTTACTTGCCATTATTGTATGAGTTCACTAATGTTTGTTGGTGCTTGACCTTCTTCTAGCTCCCCTCTAATTCCTTTCCTTTGAGAGATAAGTTTTGATTGCTTTGAAGCCTGCTTGTCAACCCTATCATCCTTTCTGTCTTCCTTAAGAACCTCTATTTTTTCCTTAAACTCCTTGTCGTCGGTTTTAAAGCCTAGAGTTGCTTGAGCTCTTATCATCTCAATCTCTTTTCTAAAACCATGCTTTACCTCTTCGAGTTGAGCCTCAAGCTGACTCTTAAGCTGCAACTCCTGAGCCTTGAGCTGAGCCTCCATTTGGGCCTCTTGCATCCTAGACTGAGAAGCAACCTGTGAAGCCTGAGCTTGTTGCTGAGCCTGCATCTGAGAGTTTTGCTGAGCCATATCTTGCTGACGCTTCATTCTTTTTTGACGCCTAACAATAAGAAGCCTTTCTGCTTGATTGATGTCCTTTAGGTCTCTGACGGCTATGGCGTCTTCGAGGTCAATTTCTTTTTGAGCCAGGGCCACCTGTATGTTTTGCTCTAAGAAAGCTCTCTCCTCATCCTCCATTTCTTTCTGAACCTGAACACCAAAGTTGTACATAGGCAGATCACTAAATGAGCTCAGCACCTTCATGTTTTCCTCACCAATAGCATTCTCATACACAGACATAAGTACAGACTCCTGAGGTATAATCTGAATACACTTTACTATGTCTTGGCAAACTTTCTTGTAAAGTACTAACGCTGAGTTAGTTATATCATATATAGCGTTGTTGCCTGCAGATATAGCTTGTTGCCTAACCCCCACCAAGGCATCCCCCTTTGGAGAGCTTGCATCCATAGCCTCATTGATACCAGTAGTATCTCTTATCAATCTGAGGTAGTGGTTGTACAAACCAATAAGCTCATTGATGTTTCTTATTGAGTTTCCTATTTCTCTTACTGGAGGATTCTGAAATCCACCCTCTGGGTTTTTGCTTCTGTAATAGAAGACCCCAGTCTGCTCATAAATATCGTGCAAGTCTAGAGGCTGAAGATCACCGCCCTTACCGAGCTGAACATTCTCCAATCCCTCAATATCAATAATCAATCCGTCAGGCTTAGCCTTAGCTATAGCCTGCTGAAGCTTCAAATGAGTTATCTGAAGCATATCAGCAAAGCCTATACAGCTGTCAACCATAGACTTAGGCATGTTGTTGTTCAAGTTGGTAGCTACTGGAGAGTAGGACAACCTGCACTTAGATAAGTCATGGACGTTTTTAGGGACGTTGGCAACAAGTCCGTACTTAAATACTATATCAGTGCCCATAATAAATGACCCCCCATAGAGCATCTCCATTTCCATCTTATGAGACTTTCTCTCAAACACAGATCCAGCTCTTTCTTTGTATTCAAACCCCTGGTTGTAAAACCCTGTATTACCGTGTCTGTTTTCTTTCTCCTCGAAATACATACAGTCAACTGAAATAAACTCAAAGTCAAGAATCTGAACCATGTGCTCAGAGTAGGCCTCCATGTTGTTCTTGTTGTCAATGCTGTATCCTGTAGCATCGTAGCCACCAGACTTCTTAGAGGCCACCTTCATGACCTTCTTTATGCTCTCTTCATCAAGCTCGTTGCCCGCTATTCTTCTGAGTTCAGATACAGTTATTTCTCTAATATGACCAGCATAGATTACATCCTCAAAGAAAGGATCTTCTGTGAAGCTATGCACAAAGTTCAATGGATCTACATAGTCAATCTTAATGCCGTAGTTAGGATCATTGCTCCTTTTGGTAACAGCCACCCCTATAGAAGCCAAGTCGTTTACACACCTCCTGTACGCACCGTCATTAAAGTTGCTCCAAGAAAGAGTCATGTTAGTAGCAACCTGAGCCGCTATTTCTGCATCAGTCTTTATATTGGTGTCCAAAAAGATTTCTGCCTCCTCCAAACTATCAGGAAGCTGATCTGGGTCAACGTCTAGCGTTAGCCCCCCAGTCATAGTTTTCAGATCTTGGAGGTCCTTTTTTACAGCGACCTGAGTTCTAAGTCTTTTTTTTTCTTTGTTCTTTTCCGAAGAAGACAAAGGGTCTACAGCCTCAAGATTAGGGTATGGATTTCTAGAAAGGATTTTGTTAACGACAATCCTTACAAACTTTGGTAGTATTGGTACTGGAGTAAAGTCTATATTCAACAAACTTCCATCTCCTGAGTTAGGATTAAGAGATGTAAGGAGCTTCTTATATATAGTAGTGTCTTGGGTGCCGTTGGCGTAACTCCTGTTTCTTTTAAATGTTCCGTTCCTGCTGCCGTGCAACGAGTTTTTGTCTGTCATCTTACCCCACTGCCCCTCGATAGCCTTTGCATAACGCAAGCCATATTTCTTCCCCTGCTTCTCCATGGGGTTTGCAAGAGGGTTGGGAAATCCAGAAGACGGCTTTGTGCTATTATACATCTATGGCTGATTTACCGCAAATATAACAAATCATCCCCGTACCTTATATCGCCTAAAAAACTGACTCTCATTAAAGTTAGACTCTTTCTTTTTCTTCTTTGCTTTTTGAGCTGCAAGAAGGCAAAGTCCAGAACTGATAGTCAAGTCAAACTTTGTTCTGTTGTTTATTTTAAAGCCAATCCAGTCCTCAAGGGTGTTGTTTAAATACATAGCCCCATACTCGCCCGTCTCTCTGTTTACCCCAACGTGATCATGTATGTAGTCCTCTATGGCGTGGGCGTGAGCCTGTATCACGTCTTGAGAGTTTGATGGTATCCCCTTTGTCTTGACGTTGACCTTGGAGTTTGCGCTGAGAAGATGTCTCGGTCTGTCCATTAAGTAGCCATCGTAACCCCTTGATTCAAAGTATCTTGCGATACCGTACTTATTGTTTTCAATTAACAAAGGGTAGCCGTAAAATACAGCAGCCATCAAGCAGTCTTCATAGAAGATTTTAGCCAAAGGCGGACGGGACGCATACTCCACAACAAACATGTTGGCAGGATGCTCCATGTGAAACTTGTTGTATAGGTGTAGCGCACCCTTAGACCCCCGTCCATCGACGGTGGCGTCAAGGTCGTAAGAGTCAACCCCGCCTACCCCCAGCTCTGCATTGGGCGCTATTCTTTTGTTTCGATCAAACTTCTTTTTGTTTCTCATCTCCACAGGAGGCATCCAAGCTATTTTAAACCTACCCTGGTGGTCTGGCTTAAATACAACCTCTGTGTCCTGCTGTCCACCCTTCCAAACGAAGTTCCCCCTAACCACTGGGTTTGGGAACAACTCGTCATTATACTGTATCTGCTCATATATCTTTCCGATATTAAACAAGCTACCGTCAATGCTGTCTCTAAAGGCCTCGTCGGTTGTAAAAGGAAACTGCCTTGTAACCTCGTTGAGTTCTGAGGGGTCCCCCTTGAGGCTTGACCTTTCGTTCTTTAAAAACGTTTTCGCTCCTGAATCAATAGAATCACCGTCAAGACCATCGACAGCCTCAGAAGGATCTTCAATGATTGGACGTCCGTGGATGTCAAAAAAACCTTCAAGAGACTCATAGGCTGGTATAAACAGTCTGTAAAGACCACTCCTGGTTCTACCGTTTGCATTTCTTTCAGATGGGTTTGAGTCTTGCCAAAGGTCCTTGTATTCTTTACCTCCCTTGTCCATAGGGTTTACAGTGCTACCAACCATTGCCTTGCCTACAATCTTTCTACCTACAATCAGGCATGTCCTCTGTATCCTCCATGCGTCTCTAATGTCTGTTGGCTTCTCCCACTTTCCAGCCTCATCAAGGTACATTATATGAAGCTTCTCACCATCGTAAGCATTGTTGGTGGTGTTCTTCCAGTTGATCACTGTATTCAAGGCCTCACCTGTCTGAGAGGTCTTGTTATTCTTTGTAATCCTTTTACTGGGCTCTCTGAAGGCCAGCTCCATACGAGGGTTGGTTGTACCGTCCTGGATAGGCTTGAAAAAGAATGGGTAGTGCCTAAACATGTACACCACCTTCTTCATGAAGATATTCTCTTGCGCGTCTTTACCAGTCTTAGACTGGATGCCAAGAAGTTTATCTTTGACCTGCGTAGCTTCATCAACCAAAACGGCGGAACAGATATTCGTATACCCGCTCCGCCGACACTTGGTGTACAGCTGCCCTATGCAGCGTGGGTCCGCCTCACACGCAGCCAAATGTAAGAAGATATTTCTTTGGAACTCAAGATAGCTAGGGTGACCTATGTCCATCCTGGTCCACTGTAGCATCATATAGTGACGCCCCGTAATATATGTAGGGACACCTGCGTTGTAAAACCAAAAGCCGTCACGCCTACGGCGAAACTCCTCTTCGATATACGAAGAAAACTTTTGTCGAAACTCCCTAGGCATCTCCCCCCACTCATCCATAGACTTAATCCTAGACAGCTCCTTTGGCATAGGAATCCTTTCCCACAGCTGCAGGTGGTCTGGACGTCCATGTCCTGCAATTTCTTTTTTGGGAGGCTGAGCGGGAAGAACAATGAGTAGCCCACCGAGCTCAATACTTTCACCTTTCGTACCCTTGGGGCAAATTGAGACAGCAGGGTCATCATATCCTTCTATGTTTATTAGAACGCTCAAAAGTAAGGCTGGTTGGACAGGAACTCTAGCCAGTCTAAAACCGTAACTATTCCGTCACCGTCGAGATCATACTGTTTGTTCTCAGTTCCAAAAGAGTTGTAAAAGCCAGCAACTTCTTGCATGAAGTCAAGAAAGTCCTGCATCAGTATACTTGACCCCACCTGTTTCTTTTGAAACTAGGTGCGCCTGTTTTAGGGTTTTTAATGTCCATGTGCTTTCCGCATGGGCATTGGATCTGGTGTTGAGCTTTGTCGTCAACAAACCTAATGGTTACACCAGTTTTATCCTCTTCGTGATCTCCGCACTCGCAAATGTAAGTAGCCATAATTATCGTCCTTGTGAAGCATAAGGCTTCTTGTAGTTAATTGAATTTTTGTTTTTAGACGCCTTAGTCTTAGCATGTACACCCTTGCGACGAACACGCTTTTTTTTGTACTCCGATACTTGAATCTTAGCCATTGGTTTGAATTTAATTTAGTACACCCGCAGGGACTCGAACCCCGAACCCTCGCCTTAGAAGGGCGATGCTCTATCCAGTTGAGCTACAGGTGCAGCTCTACCTACTGCGTCTCCGCCTAGGTCTATTGTTTGCTCTGTTTTTAGATTCCGACTGAGGCTTGGTTTTGTCAGACGTGCCGACGTGCGCGTTATCGAGACCATCACCGTTGCCATAAACCCCAAGGCGTCTAGCTATACGGTTAAGAGCAGCCCTGTACCTCTTGGCTTTACCGCCCTTTCCGTACTTGGCATACTCCTTCTTGTAGTCTCTCTTTTGAAGCTTCATGATACAAATATAGTAAATTGTTGGGGCGGTGGGACTTGAACCCACGACTTCCTGTGTATAAGACAGACGCTCTAACCAACTGAACTACGCCCCAGTTGATAAGCCCTTTTTGCGTAGAAGGCCGCCTGACGAAAACCAACAACTCAGTCTTCTTCTTTTTCGTTCCAGGAATCCTCCCAAAACTTGTAATCTGTTTTATTGTGTTGCCATACTATTTCTTTCCAATCATTTAGAGAACCTTTCAGCGAAACCTCCGCTGTAGTCTCTTGTCTCTTCGATTGACCCATTGGTAGATAAATCTTTTATCATTTGCTCTAATCGCTGTCTTTCAACGATTAACTCCTTACAGTCCGTAGCTGTCTGTTTAATAGACTGAAGCTCGGCTTTACGCGCACTTCCGTTGATGTCTGGATCTACAGGCTTCTTGATTTCGTCAATCATATTGTCTATAGCCGACTCCATAGATGACATCAAGCGCTTGGCAGCAGAGATGGTTGTAAACTTAGCCTTCGACATACATGATGTCTTCTGCCCTGACTCTGAAATACTTTACTCCTTCGATGGTTATCCCATAGTCTCTGTTCTTCTTAATCCCCACAATATCGCCAGCACCGACGCCAAGCTCGTCAAGCCAAGGAGCATCGAAAGCAATGCAAGCTTTTCGAACGGGAGATTCTGTAAGCTTGACAACCTCGATAATATCGCTTTGTTCTGCTGGGTCGGGCTCTTCTTCGATAGGGGTAAGCAACGCCCAACCGCCGAGGGTATATATGTGTCCACTTTTTGAACTCTTGTAAGCAATCGCTTGATTGTTGATCGTGTGTTCTGGATCATACCTTACGAGATAATGATTGTCGTGGCCAGTCAACACTTGGCCTTCATTGAGTACAACGAGGTGGTGAAAGTAAAGGGTGTCACCCTCTTCCACTCCTGTGTCGTGTTTTAGAGGGGATGCCACAACGGGCCCCTCTGTGATCCTGTGTTTAAACTCGCTGCCTTCGAACCTAGTGTCGATAAACAGCTCCATACCACCATCCGTGGTAATTGTGTCGTTGATCTGTTTTTCAAGTTCAACAACAAATAAATCAAGAGTTTTCATTTAGTTAATTAGTAGCCTCCCCCGCTGCTGCTCCCTGTAGACGGAGGCGGAGAGGAAGGCCTGGTTGATTGAATTTTTTGTCTATTTAATTCCTGTCCTCTAAGCTGTTGCTGAAGGCTACTAATCCTTTGGGCCACAGAAGAGTTAATCGGGCGCAACTTTTGATGAAATGTGGGTACGTGTCTGGGACCAACCATTGCCCCATTAGAAACGTGAATATGATACCTACCTCTATATCTTCTTCCTCCAGGTAGGACAAACTCAGATCCGTCAGTAGATAAGTTATTAAAGGTCATCAGAACTTACAATCGTATTCTACAATACAGGGCATCTCGTCTACGCTCTTCCATAGAACCTGAGAGTCCTGCTGCTGCAAATATACAAGATATCTCTTCTTGTTGTACCTGTGAAGGTGCTCATCATCAACAACAATAGCAGAAACATTTCCGTCTCCAGCTCTCATCCCCACATAATAGGCCATGGCATCCTTGGGATCTTTCCCAATGATAATTTTTCTAATAAGTCCTTGCATTTTAATTTAATGATATGCCAAGTCCTGAGATAAGGTCATCAAGATCTATATCATCTTCAGTGATTGGCGGTGTGTAAGAATCAGTCATAAAGTCTTTAATTATATCAAGCTCCCCGTCGCTTTGTATGTTGTAGTGAAAGAAGGCTTTCATGTTGCTCGTTTCGTCATCAAAGGGCTCAAGCAGCCCGATAACAAAAGAGGATATAACCTTATCGTCAAGGTCATACTTGGCAACCAACTCGTTTATAGAGTAGGCGATCTCTTGCATTTCGAACCAGAACCCTTCTTCTTCCATACCTTTGTATTGATCCATATCCATAATTAAATGCCTAAAAGTTTAGTATCTAAAAAGAAGCTCTTCCGTGACTTCTCTCACCTCAACCAAAGGTACGTAAAAAACAACTACCTCAAGAGGTTGAGAACCAGCATGATAGGCTTCTGCGAGAAGAAAGACGTTTTTGAGAGGGAAATGCTTTTTATGCTTTGGGCCTATGACTTAGAGTTCTTTACGCTAAAGTACGCATCAAAAGACTTTAAGTACTCAGAAAAGAAACTAGCAGAGAGACTTGTGTACCCTTTGGCCAACGAAGGGTATATATACAAGCACTTTGACAAGATGACTCCATCAACAAAGCTGGAGGATCACTTGTTTAGAGAAGAAACAAAGTACAACTACCGCGTAAGATATGCCCTAACGCAAAAAGCCCGCTTGTTAGTGCAGGCTTTTTACAGAGAGCTAGAAGATTAAACGCTAGCTACAAAGACTTCTATATCTACGTCAGCGTTATTGTCGTTGACAGCAATGATGCTTTCAAGATCTACCAAGCTTCCAAGAGCTGTAGCGGCTTCATCATCGTCGTCAACAGCTGCAATACCAACAGCCTTACCCAACAAGAAGCTTTTTCCAGCCTCTAAAAGAATACTAGCCTGAGTGCTAGCAGCTGCTCCGCCGTTGGCAGCGAGCTGCAAAGAAAGGTGTACACTGTTGGTAGAGTCAAGGTTGGTTACTCTGATGTACTTGACATCGTCGTCATCTATAGCGCTGTCAGCTGTGGTGACAGCTGTTCTAAAGTTGGCTATGGTGGTTTGTGTGGCTGTGCTACCTCCGTCAGCGGGCAGGCTTACAACACGCTGCATAACCTGAGTTATAGACTCAACGTCCATTGTTATCTCGCTACCCCTTTCTCTTCCGTTGAGGGTTACGCTTTCGTTTATAGTTACCGTTAGAGTTGCCATTATCCGCTACAGCTTTCGCAATCCTCTGGAGAGTCCAGGTTGCAGGTTATCTCGCCAGATTCAATCTTGGCCTCTTGTTTTTTCAGCTTGTCTTGATCCAAGAAACTGATGTCGTCAAATTCGTCTTCCATAGTTATAGTGCTTTTCCAAATATTACTTTATAGTACGTCTGCCCCTCATCATCACGACAAGCCTTGAGGCACCGACCACGATTAACGCCATCATAAACATAAGAGACGTGAACCCAATCAGGATTGTCTTCAGTACCAAACTCCCAAATGAGCTGATCAAACTCCAGATTCTCACGGATATACTCGAAGATCTCAGAGTTCTTACACTTGCCGTATACGTCTGCATCAAGGTCGAGTGCTCTACCCTCCACATGCTGACTACGAACTGAGCCGCCGATCGCAACATTGAGATCAGCCGAACGATACCCGCTCGACACGAATATAGGACACTTGAAAGCGTCCCTAAGAGGTTGAAATACGTGCTCTGCAATCGCCTTGAGATTTCC